GTTGCGGTATTAACAAATCAAATATCAACTTCTCCAACAACTGGATCATTTACAGTAATAGGCGGCGTAGGTATTTCAACTAATGTGCATGTAGGTACTGGTGCAACAATTAACAGTACACAAAGCTCAGATAACTTCTTAGTCAAAGGTAAAAACTCAACTGCATTAATTTACGCAAATAGTAATTCAGAGTTTGTTGTTATTGGTGGCGGCCATTATCAAGGTAGTGGTGGTAATACAACAGTTGTTCCTGGCGTAACATTAAAAATTGATGCAACTGATACAATGTTGATGCCAGTTGGTTCGACAGCACAACGTCCGAGCAATAGTGGTAACGTAGATGTTACTGGTATGACACGTTTCAACAATACTATTAACAACTTAGAGTTCTTTGACGGTTCTGTGTGGCAATCTGCGGGTTCTGTATTTACTGTAATTAGTGATAGACAATTTGAAGGTAATGTATATGGTGGATTTGGTAATGTAGATGGCGTAAATGCAGAATACACAATTCAATCAAGTTCGACTACACCAGCAACGATTGTAAGTATCAATGGTATTGTACAAATACCAACATTAGCATACAGTGTAAGTACAACAACACTAACATTTACAGAAGCACCTACTCCTGGTGACGTAATTGATGTACGTTGTTTAGCAACTACAACAATATTAAAACAACTTGCAAGTGATACTGGGTTAAACCAAGTTATTACCGACAACACAGGTGTAAATTTGTGGTCGGGAACATCATTTACAATTGAACGAATAAATCTTGATCCTGCAGGCACATTGCAATTCATGAATGGTACTAAGATTGCATATGATCAATCTGCAGTTGCAGTTGGTACAAGTGCTGTAGTTATTGATACATTTGCTAAAGCAACTTATAGAACTGCAAAATACATTATATCAGTGACTAATAGTGGTACAGGCGAATACGAAACTACTGAAGTATTAGTAATACATAATGGTACAACAGCATCACGTACACAATATGCAACTATATTTACAGGCGCATTAAGTTTAGGTTCTGTAACAGTAGCAGTAAACGGTGGCAATGTTGAATTAAGTTATACTGGCGCAGCCGCAGGAAATACAGTTAAAGTACAACCAACTTACGTTAAGGTGTAATTAATGTTAAAGATTAATAAGTTATACAGAAAAGATTACATCGGAGAAGACATTGTAGTTGAACGTAACTACAATGCCGGAGTTTGGCAAGATACAACAGAAACAGTACTAAACTCGGTTACTAATGAACAAATATCTAATCAGGCAGTTGTTATTGGCAATGGCCCTTCGAGATTAGAATTTGATATGCGAGCAATTTTTGAACACAAGGGCGGACTATTAGGAGCAGACACAGTGCAAACATATGGCTGTAATGCTTTGTATAGAGATTATGCACCGGATTTCTTAGTAGCACGTGGCAATAAAATAGTTAAAGAATTATCTTCTAACCCGTATGTTCAGAATAATATTGTGTATACAAGCTCAATTCACTTACTTGAATATCCAAATAAATTCTATTTAATACCACACGATCCTTATTGTGATGCAGGTACAACGGCAGCATATATTGCGGCATTTGATGGACACAAAAAAATATTTCTATTAGGGTTTGATAATCAAGACACCGCCGGATATAACTATAATGTGTATGCTGGTACTAATGGATACGATGCAATTAAAAGTGAAACATACGATCAAAAATGGGTAGCTGATAGAACTATGTTAGTTAAAACATTTGATGATGTTGACTTTGTATGGGTAACAAAATCAGGAAGAACAACAGTACCCGATGAATGGAAAAAATGTATAAACTTACGTCAAGTATCGTTTAGAGATTTTGTAATAGAAGCTGATCTATAATATAGATTCTAACGTTTTAATCTTAGCAATAACTTCTTTAAAATTAACAGTACGCCAAACTCCGGGATGTAGGGGTTTGGGGTAATCTCCTAACTCAACCCAGCAATACCCTCTATGCTCGTGATTTAAGTCGGGAACAAATTCTTCTTTAACGGGCAATAAAAATGTGTGATATGAGAAATTGTTTTTGTCGCTAGTAAACTTTTCGATGGGTATTACTTTGGCAGTTGAAAAATCAACACCGAGCTCTTCTATAAGTTCGCGATGCAATGATTCAAGTAATTGTTCGCCGGCATCAATCTTACCACCTGCTAGTCCCCATGTACCTGCATACTTGCTTGAATTACGTAATAGAAAAAGATATCGATGTGTAGTTACACAATAAATAAACGTGCCAACACCTTCTATAGCACTAGAGTCCACAGCCCGTTTTTGTACTCGCCCTCGAAGCTTTTCACCCACTGATTGAGATTCCATTTGTATTGCGTTCCAGTATTGAGATTACTTACGTATTGTAACACAGTTTCTGCTACACTGTCAAACGAAACAATCCAATGCGTACCATTAAATTCAATAATGTCATTTGCGTTAGCAATTAAATCTGCATTGTCTGACCCGCGCCATGCACTTGGGCCTTCGAGTGCGCCATTGTTCTCACTACCGATAGCATTTAAAATTAAATAACGTGTGCCGGTTACTGAACTTTGCGCTAAGTCAACCGCAGTGTTTTTACGTGGGTCGATAATAGCATCGATTGCGTCCAATGAGTTTGCAGGATATGTATCGATATCTGCATTAAAAATTAGTTGTGTATCATTTCCTGGATTGTAAGCTACAGTACCAACAATTTCAGTAACGCCGTCACTAGATAGTAATCTAATTTGACTAATACCTTCTGCTAATGTACCGTACACATTAATTAAATTGTGCCAGTTATCGGCAGTACCGACTTTAGTTGGTGTAGTTAACGTAGGCTCTCTTAATGTTTCTATATCTTGTACTTTAAGCAACGTGAGCATATTGCCAATTAGCAACACACCGTAATCCATTGGAGTGTAATACATACGTGTGCCCATTAAATTAGCTTCGGTATACGCTGCAGAATTTAAATCACCTTGTGCATCGTGTATATTAGCAATAATTTTTTGTATAACACCAAGCTTCTTAACTTTAGCTGGAGCACTAATCCATATTGGCATTTTAAATGTTAGTGTTGAGATATCAATTGGATTATCGGTTGTAGCAGATATAGTGCGACTAGTCCATGCATTTGCATCTAAATAAATTATGCTTAAACTTGTCCAATCGATATAATTATCAGTACTTTGTATTTCGAACCCTGGATTGAAAATGGCTAATAATTGTTCTATTAATTGTAATTTTTGTTTTGTATTACTTGTCCATATATCTAACTTTAATTCTAATGTATATGGTACAGGCATTGCACGTTCGATTGTAAATGCATTACCTTGTGTTTGTTCGTATGTATCGGTATTTTCATCATACTTACGTTGACGTATATTCATTTTGTTAACAAATGTTGGATTTTGCACACGATCTCTATCGTAAGTTAGTCCACTAATATAAACAGCCATTGCCGGAACAGCGTTCATAGTGTTCTCACTATTGCCCGCTAAAATTGTTGCAACTTGTCTGCTACCATCTGCATAATAAATTGGCACACGCTGTAAAGTTTTGTGCCCGGTACGATCTTGTCCAAACTCAACTTCATATCCACTCATTATTCTAATGAATTGTACTACGAAGCGTTCAATCTGTCCATCATAAAAGAATTGAGAAGCCATTAATTATCCGCCAAAGGTGAAAGTATGTCAGATAAACCCTGACGTTCCGGTGTTACTTTACTGTAAACCGTGTATTCTAGCATGTCGTTGCTAGATAGTGTATTTGTGACTGTAAACGACACATTTCCAGCAGTATTTGACATAGTATTGTTAATATGTGTGCCATTTAGTATCGTTTTTACACCATATGTACTTACATACGCAATTTTCGTTACAACTGTCTTAGTTGACATATTAAATGATATTGTAGTTACATTAGCTGCTGGAGTATAAGGACTTGCGACTCTAATTGCGTCCCACCCTAATGAACCACTATACATAGCATTGATGTTATTAACGAAACTACTTGCTTGAGAAGTATTATCTAATCCTGGGGTTAAGTTTGTACGTACAGCATCTTCAATTTTAATCCAACGTTTAGAATCAAAGCGGAATAATCTATTAGGAACATAATCTAAACGCAAATAATATTCGCCTGCAACTGGAGTCGACGGAAACGCAATCCCGGCACCGACTGCAATGCCATTTGGTGGCACAGCATTGCTGGTTAAATATCCTTGTACTTTAGCAGTAGGTGATGCTGTTGGTGCATCTGGATAACCAGCTTCGTTTACCGGAGCAACGTAGATAGAACTTGTATCATATCCACTCAGCGGTACTTCAATTTCTGCACGTGCAATAATAGCATCGTTAACCGCAGTGTATTTGTTATATGTACTTAATAAGTCACCAATTGGTGTATTGTTAGCATCACCACTACTAATGTTCTGTGTAATGTCTTTGTATTCTTGACTATCGACTAACGGAGCAACTTTAACTCTCCATAAATGCGGGTACCATGTTGGGCTGAACCCTTCTGCGGCACGAGTAGCATCTTGTACAACGTAATAACGTTTTAATGCACTAGGCAAATCATCATCTAGCGGATAGAAGTCTTTAAGGTGTGGTAACTCCATTACATCACCTACCATAATCTTACGACCTAAGTTCTCAACCATATCATTTAAGTGAAACACCATAAACATAGTATCACCAGTTAAGAATAAACCAAACTGACTTAAATCAAAATCATTGTCGTTCATACGATAGATACTGCGCATAGTGTAAACACTAGTATCATATTTACGATCTCTATTCTCTAGGAATAATAGGTCTTGTATATTTTTTACACTTTCATTAGCATAACTTGGCTGTGTAGCATCGGTGTAGACAGAAACTGCCGCACCAGCCCCAACAATAGCAGTAGTGCTTGCTGATAACGTAACGGTTGTGCTTGTTTTTGCAAGAACAGTGGTGTTAGCCGGAATACTAGTACCAGCAACAAACATACCTCTTGTTATTGCTGAAGTGTTTGCAAATACTAATTCAGTCCCAGGAGCAGATTGCGCTGCCGATGTTGCAAGACTTGTACCTTGCTCGAGTGGACCAAGATACTTATGAATATTGATATCAACGCCGCCCACAGTGAATTGTTCGCTGATTCGGCGGTCGAAGAATTTGTAATCATTGCCCTTCTGGGGTTTGTACATGCTTAATCTTGGCATTGCGTAGTCCTGTATATCTAATATTTAGCTTAGATTGACATCGCGACAAATAGATGTTATACTTGCTTTATGAGTGAATTAACTACAAGTTTAGATTGGGTAAAGGTGCAAGCTGAAATCGAAGCACCGGTGCATAAACTAAAAAGCTATAGTGGCGAGATGCTAAAGATGAGCAGAAATATTGCTTTAATGGTTACGAAGCTAAGTACTGAAGAAATAGAGTGCAGACGTATGCAACGACAAACACGTAAACACAAAGAAATATTAGACAACATCAACGCTGAGATACATAATTACGAGCAAATGGTAACTTTTGCGGTTCTACTGGCAAGTTGAGGTTGACAAATGAAGAAATTGGCTGTATAATGCTATATATAAACTGTTAACAAGGAACAAAAAGATGGCGATTAAAGTAGACGGAATGAAGAAAAAAGTTAAAACAGCAACACGTGATCCAATCTTTATTGATGAGAAAGCAGTGGGCTCTGAGCCAGTGTGGGATACTACACGTGCATTAGCTTTTACTGATGACGTATTTGATCACCACATGCGAGTAAGTTTACGTTACTACAATTACTTTTATTCAACTAAAGATCTTAAAAAATACTTAACAGAATGGGCACGTGAATATTCAGTCGAACATAAAACGTTTGACCGCGCTGAATTAGATAAATTTGCTAAGTCAACAGATGGCTTGCTACCACTAACACCATGCGCAATTGCTAAAGCACACAAACAGGGCATGCCGTTGCGTGAAAAACACATTACGTATTTGATTGGTTCAATTAAGAAAGTACTTGCAAATGCAGTTGATGAAGTAGTCGAAGTTGACCCAACAGCACCAGTAGTTGTTAAAGTAACTATCCAAGATAGACTTAACGATATACTTAAAACACACATCTTACACTTTGAAGAACTTGAGGATATGCTGATTGAAGGTAAAACAGTAGACCCAAAAGCATATGAGTACTTAACGGGCAAAAACGTCCCACAAGGTATGTTAAGTAGAATCGCGGCAGTATTTGAAAAACATCAAGACGAAATGAACGAAGCACGTGCTGGTAAAGACGAGCAACTGAATGAAGGCTATGCGCACTACAAAGCGGCAGACTATAAACGCTTTGATGCATTTTACACAAAACTAATTGCAGACTTAACTAGCTACGGTCAAGTTAAGAAAGCAACTAAGAAAGTAACAGTACGTAAGCCACCTGCTAAAGAGAAGTTAGTTGCAAAACTAAAATATCTTAAAGAAGAAAAGACTTTACGCTTAGTATCTGTTAATCCAGTTGATATTGTAGGTGCAACTGAACTGTGGGTTTACAATGTTAAAACACGTAAACTTGGTAAGTACGTTGCAGAATCAATGGGCGGAGCACTTACTGTTAAGGGTACTGCTATTGTTGGATTTGATGTATCAACAAGCGTACAAAAGACATTGCGTAAGCCCGAGCTACAACTTAAAGAGTTTTTAGCGGCAGGCAAGATACAACTACGCAAGTTTATTGAAGATATTAAGGCAACAGAG